CCGCAAGTGCTTGTGTCTGTTCTTGTGAATTTCCAGTAATAAGTTCACCAGCAGACTCAGAAGCACCACTCAGTGCTGAAGTAAGTCTGTCGTATGATGTTTGGAGATTCAAACTCTGACGCTGGAAGATCTTGAACATGAGAAAATTGGAATACTCCGTACTTCCCTCTAGATCCTCTGGATATTTGACAAATTGGCCCTTTCCATCGAAAGAACCAAGAACACCACTCTGACCATACGTCTGTGATGCCCTTTCAAGAATCGATCCTGTAGCCTGGGCATTGAATCCATCTAATTGAGTAGATGCACCAACCCCGCCTGCACCGGGATCGACGCCAGGATTATTACCAATTGTACCCGGACTCGGGATAAAAGTTTCTTCTGCCATGCGAATCATCCTTTCTGGTGATACATAAGTATGTATGGCATACAAGGGAAAATATAATCCAACAAATCCCCAAAAGTATGTAGGGGATGTAACTAAAATTGTGTACCGAAGTCTTTGGGAGAGACGGTGCATGAAGATGTTCGATTCAAATAAGAACATCGTAAAATGGGCATCAGAAGAAGTCGTGGTCCCGTATTGTTCTCCGAAGGACAATCGGATACACAAGTACTATCCAGACTTCATCATCGAACAGAAGAATAAAAAAGGTGTGCTTGAAACTGTTATGATTGAGGTCAAGCCTAAGAAACAGCACCACCATCGATGCCTAAATCCGGCAAGAGGAATAGAAGATTCATCATGGAATCATTTCAATATGCCGTAAACAAAGCAAAGTGGGAGTCCGCAGTAAACTTCTGTGACCACCGAGGCTGGAGATTCGTTATTCTTACAGAGGACGAAATTCTATGAGCAAAGATATTGATGACCCAGTAGCCTTGCTATCCGATTATATCAGAGGCATCAAAGGTGAAGCAGAGAAAGTCTTGGATCCGATTGAAAAAATCCACAGCACTGGTAGAGATATTCCACACTCGACAAGACTCAGTGTGGGACACCTCTATTTGTTTACATACAATCCAGCGACGAAAAGGAAATTGCCTTACTATGATACTCTTCCTTTGATGTTGATGCTCGAAAGAAAGAACGATGGCTTCTTTGGAATGAACTTACACTACTTAGATCCCAGACTAAGAACTTCAATTTTGAATAGACTCGTCTCGTCAAGACTACAGGAAAACGATGAATTTGCTAGACTCAGAATTGACTATGATTACCTAAAAGACAAACCACAGTATATTCCTTTAGTTCCGTGCTATAAATACTATAGGTTCAATCGTGTTTCTTCGAAGGTCGTTGAAATTGAATTTGAAGACTGGTCAACGGTAGCAGCAATGCCTATTGAGATTTTCAGAAAATCATCCAAGAGAAGAGTCTTCGCCGATAGTCGCAAAATGATTCGCGAGGAAAAGAAACGTAGAGGGAAGAACTAATGCCACTGAATCCAAATGTATCAGACATGGTAAGTCGAATCACCCGCTTCGGCACCGCCCCGACAAACAGGTATGCTATTGATTTTAGCAACTCGCCCTCGGGCGTGAAGATTATCCAGTCTACTTTTCTTACCAAAAGACTAAGTTCGTCACTGGAAACAGTATCGGTTCCGGGTGTTGGTATCGCCTCAAATCCGCAGAGGTTTAGTTCCGGTCCTGAAAGAGAAATGCCTTACGGTAGAACGTATGAGCAATCAATCGACATGACCTTCCTTGTCGGTGCTGATTATTTTGAAAGACAGTTCTTCACAGACTGGATGACAAAGATTCAGAACCATGGCACAAATACATTCGGGTACTATAAGGATTATGTCTGTGATATGACAGTCTCCTTATTCGACCGAAAAGACAGAATAAGATATGCGTGTAAATTGTATGAGGTTTGGCCGAAGAGTGTCCAGTCCATTGAAGTTGGTGCTGAAGCAGAAGGTCTCATCAAGCAAACAGTTACTATGGCATATAGATGGTGGGAACAGGTCGAACCGTTTAGTGGCAGACCAATCAACCCGCAAACACAAGGGTCCGCAGGTGGACCAAACACCCGTCTTGGTCTGGATCTACCAGCAGTCGCCCGGAAGGCAGGCGCACCAGAATCTATCGCTCTAGGAGGTAGAGTTGTAGAGGGTACTAGAATCACTGAGTGAAATAAATAGGAGTATTGAATGAGTCTACCAACATTATCGACACCAAAGTATCAACTAACACTTCCGTCAACACAAGAGACGGTAACATATAGACCCTTTACCGTCCGCGAGGAAAAGAACCTCCTGATTGCGATGCAATCGAACAACAGGAATGACCACATCGGCACGGTGGTGAATGTAATCTCAACGTGTCTTGATGAAGAGATTTCCGTAGAAGACTTGACCATGAATGATATTGAGTATCTTATGGTCAAACTCAGAACCACATCAGTTGGCGAATCTGTCACGATGAAGGCAACATGCGAAGAGTGTGAAGCGTCTCAGGCAGTTGAAATCGACCTAACAGATTTTTATGTGAAGGGCGAATCGAAAGACGGTGATCGAATTCCTCTAGCAGATGGCATCGGACTCATCATGCAACTTCCTAGGCTTAGAACTACTAAGAAGTATGCTGCTATGGATGCAGACAAGATGAAGATTGATGATCAGTTCTCAGTAATCGAAACGGCAATCGTAGGTGTGTATGATGACAAACAGACATACAGACTTAGAGATCAGGATCCAGAAGAGAACAAGAGATTTATCGAGTCGATGACAACAGATCACTTACAGACAATCACAGAGTGGATTGCTGACGCACCCAGAATGTGTAAAGATGTTATGTGGAAATGCACTGAGTGTGGTCATGAGAACAAAATCGTTGTGGAGGGACTCAGCGATTTTTTTACCTGATAATGCAACATGATAGTCTGGAGTCGTACTTCCAGAATAACTTTATCATGCTGCAACATCATAAGTGGAGTTGGTCGGATCTTGAATCAATGCTGCCTTGGGAAAGACACGCATACATAATGCTGCTGAAACAACACCTAAAGGAAGAAGAGCAAAGGCTCAAGGAAATGAACCATGGCGGAAGATAACACAAACAAATTCAGTGAGTCCGTAGACAAGTTCTCGTCCGCTGTCGCAGGCATGGGTAGTGGTAAAGGCAAGGGTGGTGGTGGTGGTGGTAAAGGCCGAGACCTCTCGAACGTACCGAGAGATGATAAAGGCCGGATTATCAAGAAAGAGAAAGAGAAGGAAGACAAAAAATCACGTTCTCTTCTCGTCGATGCGATCCTTGGTCTCGGCAAAAAGATGGATGGTCTGAAAACCGGAGCGGGTAAGGGTGCGAAGAAAGTAGGAATGGGTCTTGGTGGGATCCTCGGTGCCCTCCTCGGTGGTGGAGTTATGGCAGCACTGAGTGGATTTTTCGGGCCCGAAGGTAGACTCCCCCTGTTCGCTGCAAGGATCCTTGCATTGTCTGATGATGTAATGAGGGTTGTAGGGAAGATCGCACCATTCCTCGGAACAGGCGGAAAGATCGCAGCGATAGGATTGAAGTTCCTCGGTCCCCTAATGATTCTGATTGACGGAATCACCGGAGCGATCAAGGGATTTCTAGGCTCATCCGAGGGTAACATTGGTGCCCGACTCATGGATGCAGTTAGTGGTGGATTCGCTCAAATTATTCAGGGACTAACATTTGGGCTTCTGAAGTATGATGCAGTCAAAGAGTTCCTTGATCCGCTGTTCGAACCAGTCAAGTTATTCTTTGCCAATGTCGGTGCAATCTTCAGCGATCCCGAACTATCAATCTTCCAGAAACTCGGTCTGATTTTCGAAGAGTATATCTTCACGCTCAAAGAGAGTATCAAGGCACAGTTCGAACGAATAGGTGCTTTGTTTGGAATCATCTACGATACAGTCATAGACAACTTCTCCATAGAAGGCATTGGCAACCTCATCGCCGGTGCCGCAGGAGGTATTCGTGATGCGTTTACCTCTATTGGTGAATTCGTATATGATTCGTTCAAGTTCCCAATCACTTTCTTCGCAATGAAGGTTGACGAGATTGTTTCTGTTATCAAAGAACAATTTTACGGTCTCGCTGCGGGCGTCATCGACTTGGTTCCAGGCTTCCTCAAGACGGAAGGGATGGAACAGATGCAAAAAACCTTTGCTAGAGATGCAGAGGCAGAGGCGAAAAATAGAGAACAAACACGGGCTTCGTATATGAACGAACTCTCTCGGGTAGCAGAGGAAGACTTCAAAGAGCAGGTTCGAGGTCAGAAGAATAGGCTTGAACGACTCAAGAGATACGGTGATGCTACAGCATATAATCGCGAACTTGAACGAATGGATAAGAGATTTGATTCTCCCGCAGACGCAAGACGGGCCCGATCCATGCTTGCCTCAGCGGAAGGTGATCTTATTGAAAGAATGCCTACAGAAGCGGAACTCAAAGCACAACAAGATGCAACCACTGCCGCGACTGGAGTTGCTCAAGCAGCAGGGGCCCAGAACAATGTTACCGTTGTAGACAATTCAAGTTCTCCCGTTCAAAATATGGCCATGCCAAGACCAGCAAGATCAGATGCACAAGCATCAAATGCAGCGATCGCCGCGGCCATGGGGTAACAAAAAAGGGCAGGTCAAAGACCTGCCCTCTTCGCGAGAATACTATTTTTTAGTTTTCTCTCATCCCTCTCCGGCCAATTTGGAGAAGTAAGACATTGCGTCTTCTTCTTCAGACGGAGCATCATTAGTAGTCTCTTCAGTCGGGGTTGAGTCCGAACCGAAACGACTATTCACATCCTCCTGTGTGGTGGCAGGAGAATCCATCTCCTCCGCTCGACCAGTAACGGGGCCCGATGTTCCAAGTACACGTTCGAGACGTTCCTTGAGTTCATCGTATGACTTGAAAGACTCGGTCTTGACAAACTCCTGAAGTGAGTTTTGTCCTTCCCAAATACCCTTCAACTTTGCATCATCTCCATCAAACAACGTAGAGACTGAATCAAATTCCGACTTGTCGTAGTTGAGGAAACCAGCGACCTTTCGGATACGCAGACGGAAGTTAGCACCCTTCCAGAAGTCGAACGGAATGATCGCTTCTTCATCTGCAAACTGAGGCTTCATAGCCTCTTGAATCTTGTCGAAGATCTTCTGACCATAACGGTAGAGGAAGACCTTACCCTCATTCTCGGGATTACCCGGATCAGAAATAACGAGGATGTTAGAAACGTAGTTCTTCTTCCTCTTGAACTTCTGTGAGACAAGATCCTTGTTGGACTGTTGTCCACTGTTCCAGAGTCCGGTGTTCATCTCCGAAACGGGATCCTTTTCACCGAGAGTGGTACGCGAGTTTTCGATGTACCAACCACCGGGGCCTTGGAAACCATGAGAGAAGTAAAGGACGTACGGCATTTCCTCGTTCGGAGGTTCTGGGAGGAATCGAACAATTGCAGATCCTGTTCCCGCATCATCGAGAGTGGGCTTCCAGAACCGTTCATCCTTGTATGACTTCTTCTCGTCACTCGCGGTAAGACGCGAGATCAAATCAGTTGTGTTACGCTTTTTCATGTTATCAAACGACATAAGTTCTCCTTTGTTGTGAACTGTTTTCGACTGGTTTATTGTACAACCACATTGACATCAGTCAAGATCAAAATGGAAGTTTTGCTGTTTTGGGTAGAAGATTTTTATCTTCTGCTTCACTCTGAATCCTCTCGACAATAGGCTTCGTGAGATACTTGGCAACAAAGCCAGGTTCAACGCCCATTTCATCGGAGGTCTGAATTACTGCATCCATATAGAGGAGATCGTCATCAATGACGAGGGCCTCGATTCTCTTTGGAATAGATACAGTGTAGTCTTCTTCGTTCGTTAGCATTACGAATCCTTTCAATAGAACTAAAGAAGTATAACAGAAGACTGAATTTAGTCAAGCATACATAATATGTATCCCTAAGAAAATGGAGAAGGTATATGGCAGGTGGAAACACAGCAGCAGACAATATTACTCTCAACCTAGGCACAGGTGGTGCCGACGTTGCAACTGAGTTTATCTCTGGCGTAGGACACGTTCAGGTAGTGAAAGTGGATGTTGGTGATGCCAACACAAGTACACTTGTTTCAACCAGCGACCCACTCCCAGTACAAATTCAGGGACTAGGAAGTACGACAGGCAGAGACTTTGATTTCTTCCCAGTCGCAGGTAGCACCGACGGCACACAACCCGTTGCAGTCTCTATTGCAGGTGCGACTCTTACAGTTGAAGAAGTAGGTATCTCTGGTGGTACTCTCGATACCGTTCACAGAGTCGATGAAACTTACCTCATGGGCGGATCCGCTGGTTACACAGCGATTGATGTCAAGGTTATCGGCACCGATGTCGTAGGACAGGAAATCGGAGTCACCGCAGGATCAGGTGGAGTTGAAATAACTGGTAGTATCGACATCGACAATATTGCGATGCCAAGCGTATGTACGGCAGGATTCGTTCTTGTTGGAACAGGTGCAACTGCCGCTCTATCATCTTTCGCCCTGAAGTCTGGTCTCAAGTTGAAGAATTATATTCAAGATAATGATCTAGGCAAC